GTGGCTTAAATGACAGTAAATCAAGTTGGTTTAGGTTTTAACGGGTTTATTAATGATGACACTATGGCGACGGCAAGCACTACTAACCTTGCAAGCGCTTCCAGTATTAAAGCTTATGTGGATGCTACCGCGGGAAGCGTAGGCGGTGGTGACGTTGCAGTCGGAACTATCTTCTCGTACGGTGGAACTTCAGCCCCTACAGGGGCATTAGTATGCGATGGAAGTGCCGTAAGTCGTACAACCTACAGCGAGCTTTTTACAGCTATCGGCACAACTTGGGGTGTGGGTGACGGGAGCACAACGTTTAATTTGCCCAACTTTGAACGTAAAGTTGCGGTTGGTTCAGGTGGTACGGGTACAGGGACTCTTGGTAATAGCGTTGGCGACACGGGTGGCGAAGAAGATCACACCATTACAACAACTGAACTGCCAGCTAATACAATTAACTATTCCGCGGCAACACTAACCAACCACATAGGTTCAAATACGGGCGGGGCCGGTTATTACCCAGCATTGAATGTCGCTACATGGAATTCAAATGGCGGCGGTGCGGCCAACATTATGCAGCCATCTAACGTCGTTCTCATGTGCATCCAGTACCAGCCTAACGCAACGACGGCAGCCTCCGCTGCAAGCCAAGCGGACATGGAGACAGCAACAAGCAACACGGTGTTTAGTACGCCAGGTCGCCAGCAATTCCATCCAGGACATCCGAAGGCGTGGGTAGTGTTTAATGGAACCGGGACGGTGGCTATTGACGCATCGTATAACGTGACAAGTATTACCGATAATGGGGTCGGTGATTATACGGTTAATTTTACCACGGCGTTTGCGGACGGTTTTTATGCAGGCATGGGAACATGTGGAAACGAGGTTTCTCAGAACTATCTTAGCGCAACAGCAGCTTACATTATGGGGCCCCAAGCCGTGCCAACAACTACCTCTTGGCGATTTGGCACGGGGCAAGGTGCTGTAAGTGCCGAGCCTGGCGTAAGGGCAGATATGAGTAATATTTCTGTAGCCTTCTTCGGAGACCAATAACATGAACCCTAACACACGCATAGCATACACCCAAGAAGATGGCACAGTAGCCATTGTAACGCCTACACCTGAGTTTATAGCTCAGGGCGGGGATGTTAATACACTGATAGCAAAGTCTATACCTGAGGGTGCGTTACGCTCTATCGTACGTGAAGATGAGATACCAGTTGACCGGTATTTCCGGAATGCTTGGGTTCTTGATGGTGGTATTCAGGTTCATCGCGCTAAAGCTGAAGCTATCCACATGAACAAGCTTAGAGAGATTCGTAATGAGAAGCTGAAAGCTGAAGACATCGAGTATCAAAAGGCGATAGAATTTAGAGATGATGCTAAAATGAATGCTATAGCTAATCGCAAAAAGAAGCTTCGTGATATGCCGCTGGATGTGGATTTTTCGGGTATGTCGTTGGATGAGTTGAAAGCATACATTCCAGAAATACTAAGATAAGGATTTCGCTATGATTGAAACAGTTTTAGCAAGCGACAACACTCAATTGCCCCTGGCTCAACTTGAGCAGATATTTGCTTATGCCGGTGGATTTGTTAACACCATTACGGTTGTTTATACGGGCAACACTTACGTTCAGACGTTCACGAACGACGGCACAAACATTACTGAAATAACAGGGTGGGTGCTAACATGATTAATGCTGCTGATTTTATTAAATGGCTTGAGGTCTTTAATGTCAATTATGGCCCATCGGGCGGAACGGGTACCGTTGACACGGGAGCTATTAACGAACTAGCGTACTACGCCGCAGCGGGTGACACGGTTAGTGGGCTATCCACTGCCAATGATGGCGTTTTAGTCACAGATGGAACAGGAGTTCCAAGCATAAGCCAAACATTACCCACTCAAGTTCAAGACAATATTACGCAGCTTGGAGCTTTAACGTCGTTTAGTATTGATGAAACAGTTGTTGCAACTGCTGGAACATCGGCTGGTTATATTCCAATCACTGTCCAGGGAACTGACTATAAAATATTATTATTTGCAACGTCATAAGGAAAAATTATGGTAGATGTTACAATTGATGGCCAGATGACAGCAGCAAGTTTTGACCCTAGCACAACGTCTGGAATTATCGGCACAACCACCAATGATGATGCCGCTGCTGGCAGTGTCGGTCAAACCGTTTCTGCATCGGTTACTGTTGGCTCAGCTATTGCCTTAACAACACTTACTATTACTGATTTAGCATCTATTAGTTTAACAGCAGGGGACTGGATTGTTTCTGGCGCCATGGGTTGTAACCCAGACGGTACGACCAATTTGGTTTATTTTACTGGATGGTCAAGTGACGTATCTGCAACCTTACCTGAGGAGCAATTTACTGCTCGCTTTAGCAATCCTTCCTCTGGCATTGTATATGCAGGTTTTGGCTTGCAGTCTATCACTATACCGACCAGGCGTTATGCATTATCTGTAACAACAACTATATATTTATCTATTGTTTCATCATTTACTATATCAACTAACGAAGGATTTGGGTTTATTCAGGCCCGGAGGATACGTTAATGGTAGATGTTACAATTGATGGACAAGAAGTTGCAACAAGTTTTAAACCAACGACAACATCAGGAATTATTGGGACTACAACAAATGATAATGCGGCTGCTGGTAGTGTCGGGGAGTTTATAACGTCCATTATTCCATTTTCGTCACCTGCAGCAATTGTAAGTCTAGCAACGACGACTATTACATCCCTTAGTTTAACAGCAGGTGATTGGCAGGTATGGGGTTCCATTGGTTTTATCCCTGCTGCAACAACCAATGTTAGATTTGCGCAAGTAGCAACAAACACAATAGCAGGCCAAATAGGTCCTCAAGAAACAAGTTATAGACTTATTATGCAATCATCAGGATTTGTGTATGGTGCTGGCGCGTACTTATCCGGAGCAATTCCGGAAGAAATCTATTCCGTTGCATCAACCACAACTGTTTTTTTAACTGCTAGGATTAGGTATGCTATATCTACGCTCACAGCGTTTGGTTTTATTTCAGCTGTACGAATCAGGTAAGGAGATTAAAAATGTTAACAGAAAATAAATTGCCATTAATGGTAAAAAGCATAGATTACAATACAGGTACAGCGGAGGTTATTGAGCGCACAGAGATTAAGCGTGATGGCGTTGTCATTCATACAATTAATGACCATCAAACAATACTTATTGAAGAAATAAAAGAGGCTTTAATGCCATTAAGTAGTGCAATTGATAACGCTTTAATTAATAAAAAAGAAGCCAAAAGTTTAGCGCCAGAAGCGCAACAATAAACTAAAAAGGGTAAATAATGAAAAGTAAATCCGTTGCTAAAGCAGCTATTAAACATTTAAAAGAAGACAATAAAGATTGCGCTAAAGAAACAAAAGAGCATAATAAGTTAGTAAAGCGCTTAACTGATGAGCCTAATTACAGGAAGCAAAAATAGCTGTTCTTGGCAAGCATTAATGCTACACTAAAATAAAAATTTAAAGGGAGTTAAAACATGGCTATTACAAGTATTTTACGCAATTTTAACGGCGAACCAAACATCGTCACCATCGTTTCAGACGACACCTTAGCAACCATTACCACCGCTGGTTATTTAACCGGTACGGCAATTGCTGAAGATATCGTAGATTTACAAAATGCACCATTTCAATGGGCTTCTACCGACGCAGTATTAATTTACTATTCTGGCGGTCAAGGTTTCTTCACGTACGATTCTTCTACCGCTGCATTTGTTGCTAATCCAGCGCCTGCTGGAACGGTAAGCTCCGATATGCTCGTCGAGTCTTTGTTGCGGCATACGCAAGTAGATGTGACGTTAGCTGAGTTTATTGGGCAATACACAGCTTCTGTTGAGTTAGTTGCGGCTCCAGGTGCTAACAAAAAAATTATTCTTCATCGGGCAGTTCTTGCCGTGAGTTATGGTGGCACGGTCCTGGTTAACGGCGGAGCTGTTCATGTACAATATGACTCAACCGCGAACGGAGCTGGCACGAAAGCTACAGGTACATTGGCTGCTGCAACATTAATTGCTGCAACCGCTGATACAACCTTTGGTTTCACACCTGTAGATACAACTTTGGTTGACTCTACAACCTCGAATAAAGGCTTGTACTTAGCTGCTGCTACGGCTGATTTCACCGGTGGAACATCGTCTACATATAAAGTTGACGTTTGGTACTCGGTTGCTGATTTAGCTTAATCATAGAGGCCCTTCGGGGCCTTTTTTGCATGGAGCATCTTATGAAATCTGCATGGTGGAAAGGTGGCGCAATAGCTTTAGCGTTTGTGATTGGTTACGGTTCTTTTTTGATTACGAAGAAGAGTGACGCGCCCCTCGAACAAGCCGCGGAAGCTGTTTTACGTGCTCATGGGATAGAAATCGATATTAGTCCGGAGCCTTGATATGGAACGAACCCTAATAGACTGGATTAAACACCATGAAGGTTATCGCCGTTACGTTTACAAATGCACCGCGGGAGTTCAAACCGTGGCATACGGAAGAAATCTTGAAACGGTAGGTATATCCCCCGAAGAAGCCGAATATCTTTTAAACAACGATATTAAGCGTTGCGTTGAACAGCTTGAGCGTTACATTTGGTTTACTCATCAACCTCGTGGCGTTAAAGACGCCTTGATTAACATGTGCTTTAACATGGGTATAACGCGTCTCCTGGGTTTCACGCGTATGATTGCCGCCTTAGCCATGAATGACTACCGAACGGCCGCTATAGAAGCCTTAGATTCACGTTGGGCACAACAAGTTCCCGAAAGAGCCAAGGACGTGACTTGCATGCTCAGAGAAGGGAAATAATGCATCCCGAACAGATATTGCAAGTCAACCTCATGGCATGGATTGAGCATAACTATCCTAAGGTTATCGACGATGTGTATCATTTTGCAAACGAGAGAAAATGCTCAATACAGCAAGGTAGGCTTTTAAAAAAGATGGGAGTGCGTCCAGGTGTGGCTGATGTATTCATTAGTGTTTCACGTGGAACATTCAAGGGGGCATGGATTGAGTTGAAGGAAGGTAAAGGTAAACCAAGTCCAGCGCAAAAGGAATTTCTTGCGCGTATGACAGTGAACGGTTACTTCTGTGCGTGCGTTACGGGATTAGAGGCGGCTCAGGTAGTTATTAAGACTTACTTAACAACTGATGAGTGTAGTCACGGTAGGGCTTTGTGTTAGGCGAATATTTTCTTCTTGATCTTCCACTTCCCACCATCATCAACAACCTTTAATTCAATAGGGGATTTGATCTCTTGAAGCATCTCATCCATCTTGGCGCGATTACCGAGGTGCATGTACCACTGTGATGGTTTTTCGCAATGCTGTTTTACAAATGCCCCGTAAAATATTCTTTTACCACGTTCGCTTGATGTTGAATACGATTCATAGAGGTTCACCTCGCAATCAGGACACCTATATAGAGCATGAATGGTACAACAGTGACTTGTACCGGTTATGGTGTAATTTGCCTCTATAACTCTAACCGTAACCAACTCCTCAGCCACCTTCAACGACAATTTAGCGTTAGGGTCGATTAGCTCAGCTTCACATGAATAGCAATAGCGACTCGTAATGTCATTCTTTTTCAAACACGTATGACAGTCTTTCCACTCAAAATAATAATCACAACGCTTGTCATTGGTTACGCCAATACACCGGCGTGCTGTATCGGGGTTCATTTGGGCGCAAGCTGGGCATATGATCACGTAGTCTTTATCTTTATCTAACGTCTTTTTAACAGCATCAAGCAGCAAGGGATTATCCCAATCCCTATGGCGAGCCAAATTGCCACTAAAGTCGAGCACCAAAGCAGACTCTTTTTCAGGAGCCAACCTCAATACGCGCCCCATGGTTTGCACCATTAAAACCATGGATTCGGTGGGCCTGAGATAGGCAAGCGTATCATACACAGGCACATCCACACCCACCGTTAGAACTGCTACGTTTACAAGATACTTAATCTCGGAACGTCTGGCTTTGTCGAGTATCTCAGTTCGTTCGTCCTGCGGCGTATCACCAAGAATCAGTGCCGATTCTTCCGGTGGCAAGTGGCTTAGAATCTCCTGTGCATGTCGCCGGGTGGTAGCAAACAGGAATACACCCTTTCGGTTCTGCGCCTTCATGATATGAACTACTTGCTTACAAATAAGCTCGGTTAGGCGTGCGCTTTTCTCGATAACGTCTGCCAGTTGCTTCTGGTCGAATTGACCGGTGGATTTAATCTTAACTTGTGAGAAGTCCAGCATGAGCTCTTCGTCTACTTCAAATTCAGGCTGAACCAAATAACCGTCTTGTATTAGCTTCTCAGTGGTTATATTACCCACTTGAGTTTTAAAGAGGCAGTCTTCACCCACGATGGCAGCGCCTTTAAATCGGAAGTTAGTACCTGTCGCCCCGAGTACACGCATGGGCTTATACGTTTGTTTGTAATGTCGTAAGATGCGCATAAAAGCTGAGCGGCTGTTAGTGTAATTAATACCATGCGCTTCATCTACCACGATTAAGTTAAAGGTGATTTTACTAATATCTTGTTTTTTTGTAATGCCGTTTAGAACCGATTGAGGCGTACCAAATACAACGGGTTCCGAACAGTCCTTTTCACCGATTGCAGCGCAGTATATGGACGCCTCACCCCCTTGATTGCGGAAGGTTTCAGCGTTATTACGTACTAGCTCAGCATTGTTAACGATGCAAAGGGCACGTTTACCTTGTTGTTGCATAGTTAGGAAGATGCTGGCCAACATCAAACTTTTACCGGCTCCTACTGATGCCATAAGGAGAACGGGTTGATCGTCTTTGCGTAACGCCTGCCAACACTCCTGTACGGCCTGGGCTTGGTATGGTCTAAGTTTGAGCATATTCCGCCTTGGCTTTTAGGTAGGCTTGCTGAGATTTCTTAGAGATATAATTTAATATTATATCAGGGTTATTTTTAACTTTCGTTTTAACTCGAACAGCCTCATTGTGCGCCTCAAGCGCTGTATTAAATGTACCCATATATAAACTATAAATGATTCGATTTAGTTTTATATTAAGCATCGAGTCATAATGTCCATTTTTTGTTTTTCTTGTATGGGGTAATTCTCTTTTTCTTACGATAGTCGGGTTTGCTTCAGGGTGAATAGAAACTATTTTTTTTCGAAGATCCATTATCGATAAATCTTCCTCACTTAGAATTTTTTTCGTGAGCAAGTAAATTTCTCTAGCTATGTCTGGGGTATTATAAACACCCATACTACCCTCACCATCCTTGCATTTAGCCCGAACTACATATTTTCCGTTATTGGTCAGGCTATATCCTTTAAATTTATTTACAGATAAAAGAGATCTTTCTTTGTAGGTTGCTTCTTTTAAATTACTAATAACGGTATTCATTCTATTGCCGTCAATATAAATTAAAGACTTAGCTCTTTTTTTAAAATGATATATCCACACACAGTGGGATAACGACACATGAAATTTAATGCCATTTATATTAAATCCACACATCATTTTTGGGTAGCCTTTATTATCCTGTGGAATCAAAAAGCTCCCAACGGACTGACCTTTGATGCAAGCACCTCTAGTTTTACGCGATACCAACTCACCATCCACATACTCATAATTCTCATGCAAATAATCGTAAATTAAATCAACTTCTTCCTGTGTCATCTTCTTCTCACAACACTACCACGATACACGCGACCCGAAG